AAACTTCGCTCGATGTCCAACGAGGTTTTCGCAGAGGAGTACCAGGAAGAGACAGGATTCTCTGTCGAGGACGATGCAGGCCCTGATTGGGTTTCGCAACGTGCGCAACTCGAGGAAGATCTTGCCGAGACCATGGAGCACGGAGGAGGTGCCTGGGCAGAGGGTGACTTTGCCAGGGGAACGAAGTATCAACAGTACCGAACCCCAGGCGGTGAGAACTACCGGGAGGTGCTGCTGACCTTGCCGGCGACGCGCAAGCTGACCCAGGCGCGGCGCGCTCGCATCGTTGAGATCCAGGACCGTGCGTTCCGTGAAGGCGGTCGTGATCTGACCGACGCCGAGACGAAGGAGCTCAGTGATCTGCGCGCTGCGGAAACCAAGGAGGGTGCGACGGCTCGCGACCGTGTGTTCAAGTCCAACCATTGGTCCGAGAAGAACGTCCTGGCGCACCTGCGCCTGGATGATCGCGTCGACGCGGCCGGCAAGCGCGTGCTCTTCGTGCAGGAGATCCAGAGCGACTGGGGGCAGGAAGGACGGAAGAAAGGGTTCGCCGCGCCAGCGCCGAACGAGGAACGAGTTCTTGAGATCAACAAGCGCCTGCGAGAGCTGGCGAAGGCGGACCAAGAGGCCTCCCCGGAGTGGGCCGCCCTGACTCGCGAGAAGAATGCGCTGTCGAGGGTCGGCACGCCTGCTGCACCCTTCGTCACCGACACCAAGTCCTGGGTCAGCCTGGCGCTGAAGCGCGTCATCTCGATGGCCACCGAAGAGGGCTACGACCGTGTGGCGTTCGTGACCGGCCAGCAGGCCGCCGACGTGTTTGATCTGAGCCAGCAGGTCGATGCGCTTCAGGTACATCGTCGGCCGGACGGGTTCCGCGTGTTGGCCGAGCGGGGCGGGCGCCTGGACGACGTGGGCGTGTTCGAGGTTGAAAAACTGCCTGATGTAGTCGGCAAGGAGCTGGCCGAGAAGATCGCCCAGCAGGAAGCACCGGTCGAGACGTACAAAGGCCTCGACCTGAAGGTGGGCGGCGAAGGCATGCGCACTTTCTACGACAAGCTCGTGCCGCAGGTCGCCAACGACGTGCTCAAGAAGTTGGGTGGTGGCAAGGTTGCGCCTGTGTCGATTCTCGTGCCTTATCGAAACAGCGGTGACCGCAACATGGTGGTCAATTCCTTCCGGGATCAGCTGTGGTCGAAGTACGGCGACGGGTTCATGCTCAAGATCACGCCCGACGAGGCGGCGCAGCTTCGCACGCTGGAGCAGGGCCGCAACCAGAACCAGCTCGGCTTCGACATCACCCCGGCGATGCGTGAGAAGGTCACCGGCGACGGGCTGCCGCTGTTCTCGGCGGCCCGCACCCGGTTCGATCCGGAGACGCACCGCGACTTCCAGCGTGACCTCGCCCGCGCCGTCGGCAAGCTCAACAGTAAGGGCGAAACCTCGTACAAGGAGGGCTACCACCAGCCGATCCTGGTGATGCGGACGCCGCCGGTGCTGCGCTCCGTCTATGAGCGCGCCAAGGCCAACAGTCGCCCGTTCCGCCAGAGCGACTCGGTGGTGGGCACCGGGGCGACGATCTACCTGAAGTCGCAGAACAAGTTCAAGGGCTCGAACCACGGCCGCCCGGTGGACGGGCCGGCAGTGCAGCGCCTGCCGTACCTGATCGCCGATCCGCTGGCCGTGTTCCAATCGACGGAGACCGGGGAAGACCCGAACTCCTTCAAGGTGCTCGGTGCGGACAGCCGCGGCTTCTTCGTGGCCGCTATCAAGCCGGGCTACACCATGGACGGCGCGTCGAAGAAGACCAACTTCTCGGCGACGATTTTCCCGGTGCAGCTGGGCCAGATCACCGACTGGGTGAAGAAGGGGGCGCTGCGCTACTGGGATGACCGGCTCCAGAAAGCCGAAGCCCAAGGGATGACGGGAGCAATCCCCGGTTTCCTTGGGCCTCTATCTCGTTCGGAGGGCGCGGGTTGGTTACCGGGCGGGCCGAAGAGCATAGGTGAGATTTTCTCACTTGCGAAGGCGCCCGTCAAGATCATCACCCGGTCGGAACTGGAAGGTGCGCCCGAGGCGATGTTGTCGGCGCGGCGCTCGCAGACCGAGACGCCAGAGTTCAAGCGCTGGTTCGGCGACAGCAAAGTGGTGGACGAGGATGGGCAACCGCTGGTCGTTTATCACGGCACTCGTGCTGACATCGCCGCGTTTGACCCCGACGCCGTCGGCCGCAACTTCGGCTTGGACGAGGTGGGCTTTTTCTTCACCAGTTCCCCCATCAAGGCGGCCAGCTACGCAGACCCCGAATCTGCCTTCGCACAGGCCGGGATGCGGCCGACGCGGGAGCCGGAAGAAGGGGCCAACATCATCCCCGCCTACCTATCCCTGCAGAACCCGCTCACGCTGGAGGCCTACACCGACTACTTCGACTCGACGCCAGCCTATGAGATCGACGAGCAGGGCATCTCGATTACGGACTACTTCGACGACAACCGTCGCAACATCGTCTCGATCGCGCAAGAGGGCGGCCACGACGGGGTCTTGTTCCAACACCGCGGGGATCTCCTCGGGGTAGTCTTTTCTCCGGCGCAGATCAAGTCCGCCACCGGCAACAGTGGCGCCTTCGATCCGGCCGACCCGGACATCACCCGCTCGGCGCGTCGCGCGCAGACTGAGACGGCGGACTTCAAGCGCTGGTTCGGCGAGTGGGATCACCCACAGGCGAACAGCAGCCGGTTCCCTAAGGGTCTGACCCCACCATCCCAGGTGGTAGATGAACAGGGGCGCCCACTGGTCGTGTATCACGCGACCAACGGTGATTTCTCAGCCTTCGAGACGGGTCGTGAGACGACGAACACCACCACCTTCGGTGACATGGCGACGCAACGGCACGCGATCTTCGCGTCCTCGGACCTGGCTTTCGCAGAGGAATACCTTCGCGGGCGAGAAGGTGCGAACGTGATGCCGCTGTACATGGATGTGAAAGCCCCCCTTGACATGCGGGAAGGCATCGGCGGCGAAGACATCAGTGCGATCGTCGAGAACAGCGAAGGCACCATCACGCACCGCGACTTCTACTATGTCGAGGCGACGGACAGTTGGCAGTTCTTCGATGATGAGTTCGGTGAAAACTTCGTACGGGCTGCGAAAAGCGCGGGTTACGACGGGGCGGTGATGTTGGAGCTCGACCGCGCTCGCAACACGACCCACGAAGTGTGGGTGGCTTTTGACCCGGAGCAGATCAAATCCGCCACCGGCAACAGTGGCGCCTTCAATCCGGCCGACCCGGACATCACCCGCTCGGCCCCGCGCGCCAACTTCGGCGACATGACCCAGGCCCAGGAAGACGCGCTGCGAGCGGTCGGCTTGCTGCGCGAGCCGAAGACGATTCGTGAGCGCTTCGCCGAGCTGACCGACAACCTGGCCAAGCGCCTGACACAAGGGGTGGTTGATCAGTACGCGCCGCTCAAGGAGCTCGATTTCCGCTCCTACGTGCTGGCGCGCATGAGCAAGGGCACCGACGGCACCTTCGAGGCGATGCTCTACTACGGCCGCCCGCAGATCGCCAGCGACACGGTCGAGATCGACACGGCACCGGGTGGTCTGCTGGAGGTGCTCTCGACCCTGAGCGGCGAGCAGGATCGGTTCCTCGCCTGGATCGCAGCCAACCGCGCCGAGCAGCTCACCGCCGAAGGGCGCGAGTTCCTCTTCACGCCGGAGCAGATCCGTGAGCTGAAGGGTTTGAACCAGGGCCAGATGGCAGATGGCCGCGGCCGGGCCGTCGAGTACGCCCGGGTGCTGCGCGAGTTCAACGCGTTCCAGGACTCGGTGCTGGCCATCGCAGAAGCCCGCGGCCTGATCGACGCCGAGAGCCGGCAGGTGTGGCGCGACGGGTTCTACGTACCGTTCTACCGCAACATGGAAGACGGCACGACCGGCCCGTCGGTGAAGTCCGGGCTGGTGAATCAGTACGCGTTCAAGAAGCTGAAGGGCTCGAGTCGCCAGCTCAACGAGGATCTGCTGGCCAACACACTGCAGAACATGGCGCACCTGCTCTCAGCGGCGAGCAAGAACCAGGCGGCGGCGGCCTCTCTGCGTGCGGCCGAAAGCGCCGGCGTGGCGCACCGGGTACCGAGCGGCACGAAGGGTGCGGTGCGCTTCCTCGACGGCGGCCGGGAGCAGCACTACCTGATCGACGACCCGTTCATCTACGACGCAATCACCTCTCTGGAATCGGTCAAGGTGGTCGGCCTCGAGAAGGTGCTCTCGAAGTTCAAGCACTGGCTGACGCTGGGTGTAACGATCAACCCGGCGTTCCAGTTGCGCTCGCTGATGCGCGACGCGATCCAGTCGATCGCCATCACCAACATCGACACGAACCCGCTGGCCAACGTGAAGCAGGGCCTCGCCAGCCAGATGACCAAGGATCAGGACTACATCAACGCGCTCGCATCCGGCGGCCTGATCCGGTTCAACTCGCTGCTCGAGGGCAACCGCGCCGACCACACCCGCAAGCTCATCAAGATGGGCGTGGCCGACAGCACGATCCTCGACACGCGCGAGAAGGTCGAGATGTTCTTCACCAAGGCGCTCGACAAGTGGCTGGCGGTGGGCGACATCTCGGAATCGACGAACCGGATGGCGCTCTACAAGCAGCTCATCGCCAAGGGCGAAGACCCGCTGCTGGCCGCTTACCAGGCGCGCGACCTGATGGACTTCTCGATGCAGGGCCAGTGGCGTGCGGTGCGGTTCCTGACGCAGGTAGTACCGTTCCTCAACGCCCGCCTGCAGGGCCTCTACAAGCTGGGCCGTGACGGGGTGGTGCCGACGGGGCGCGTGCTCTTCGGCGGGGGCGACGCGACCGACAAGCAGATCGCCAAGCGCTTTGGTGCGGTGACCGGTGCCGTGGCGATGGCCAGCATTCTGTTGCTGGCCGCCTATGAGGACGACGAGGACTGGAAGAAGCGCGAGGACTGGGATCGGGACACCTACTGGTGGTTCAAGGTCGGCGACACCGCGTTCCGGATCCCGAAGCCGTTCGAAGTGGGCGCCATCGGCACGATTGCCGAGCGCACCGCCGAGTTCTTCATGACCGACGACCTGTCGGGTGATCGGTTCCTGCAGCGCCTGGGTCACATGATGAGCTCGACCTTCGCGCTGAACCCGATCCCGCAGATGGTGAAGCCGCTCCTGGACGTCTATGCGAACGAGGACAGCTTCACCCAACGCCCGATCGAGACGATGGGGATGGAGCGCCTGCAGCCGCAGGACCGCTTCACAGGCCAGACCTCCGAAGTCGCAAAATGGCTGGGCCAGTTGGGGCTGCCGGAGCCGGGCCGCCTGATGTCTGGGCAGTACCAGGCCTTGTCGCCGGTGCAGATCGATGCCCTCATCCGCGGCTATTTCAGCTGGCTGGGCGTCTCGGCGACCCGCATCGTCGACGAGGGCGTGCGCCTCGTGGCCGATCGCCCGGTGCGCCCGGAGATGCAGCTGCGGGACGTGTTCTTCGCGGGCAACTTCGCGGAGGGGCTGCCGGCCAACAGCAGCCGCTACGTCACCGCGCTCTACGACCAGTCGAAAGCGATCGAGTCGGCCTACGCCTCATACCGCTTCGCGCTGCGCCAGGGTGATCAGGCGCGGGCGACCGAGCTGCTGGCGGAAGACGGAGACAAGATCCGCCTCAATCCGCTGGTGACTCGAGCGAAGCAGACGCTGGCCAAGCTGAACGAGAACATGCGGGCGATCGAGCGCAGCACGACCTTGTCAGCGGCAGAGAAGCGCACCCAGATCGATCGGATCAAGGCGATGCAGAACCAGATCGCGATGCGAATCTCGACCCAGATTCAGTGAGTGGGAGGGGCCGACTCGCCGCCGAAGAGCTTCACGGCGGCGATCGGCCCCTCGGTCACCAGCACCAGGGTGGAGCGAACTAGGATCATCCCGCCGAAAACGAGGAAGAAGACCACGACGAGCGTGCGCCAGATCTGGCCGCGCTCGGCTTCGGTCGTGACGTTGAACCAGACGACGAGCAGGATCACGAGGGTCCAGAAAAGTATTGGACAGCGAATAGGTGAAACCCAGCAACGGCGAGGGATTCAGCGCCGTTTCGCATGGATAATGTCCATCCCTTTACCCCTGCGGTGGCGCGGCTTTTCAGCCGCTGGGCGGCGTCGAGGATCATAGACTGAGGTGATCGTGCAGCATCAGGTCGTCCAACGCTTCGTCCCACTCCTCCACGGGTAGCACATGAGACAACCCATTTTCGCCGTCGTAGAAACTCAACTCCACCCGACCTAGGTGGTGCTTCTTGATTGCGCGATACCTCGCGGCGTCCTGCAACGCCCGCAGGAGATCTTGTTCAAGGGAGTCCATAGTCACACCTCCAGGCTCACCAGCTCAACACCGGCGTGCGAGAGGATCAGTTGCGCCTCGGCGATGTCCTCCGCCCAGCGCACCGCGAAGGCCGGATCCGGGGCGTTGCAGACCACGCGCTTGATGCCGGCCTGGGCGATCTGCGCGGCGCACCGGGCGCACGGGTGGTGCGTCACGTACATCGTGCAACCGGAGAGGTCGCGCTGGGCGTAGAGGATGGCGTTCTGCTCGGCGTGCAGCGTGCGGCGCAGCTTCGTCTCGCGGTCGATCGCCGGGTCGTCCTGCATCCCGGCCGGCGGGCCGTTGAATCCCTCCGACACCAGGATCTTGCCGCGGGTGATCCGCGCGCCGACCTGGGTGGAGGGATCCTTCGACCAGCGCGAGACCTCGTGAGCCATGTGGAGGTGGCGGGCGTCCCATTTACTCAGCACGGTGAACCTCCCTCCGTACCCGATACCAAGTGTCTGCAGGGCAGACACCGTACTCACGACGGTTCACCGGAGCCCCTCGATACACCTCATAGGCCGCGATGGCTTCGTCGGGTGTTGATGCAAACACCTGGTGTTGGTAGTTCGGGTCGTTTGGGCGCTCGTAGCGCCAGACCACCCAAGAGGTGTCACCTGCCGGCTTTCCCGCAGCACGGTTTTCCTCCGTGGCCGCCTGCTCCGGGGCGGCATCCGGTGCGCCGGTGCAGCACCCGGTAGGTGCCGTTGAGCGCAGTAGCAGCTCCAGCTCAGCCAGCCGGTTCCAGGCCTCGTGCGCCAGGTGCAGCAAGCGGGATTCCGGGTCGAGACCTCGGCGACGGCCAGCAGCGCGCGGCTGAAACCGTCGAGAGTGAGCTCGGCCATCACCTTCTCGCCGTCCAGCTTGGCGCCGGGGGCATGCGGAGGAAGGCCGGCGGGGTCACGTTCGACGGTCAGCGGACCTGGTTTCAGACGGCGGAGACCTGTCTCGTCGCGACACTTTCCCTCCCAGAAGCAGCGACCGCAGTCGCGCAGTGCCGCGATGTTGCCGGAGAGGTAGCCACCAAAGCATTCGGGCTTGCTCATGCTTCCCCCGCTCGCGGATCGGTGATGAACGTAATCCAGCAATCCACCATGCCAACCTCACCAGGGAGGAGTTCACCTACCGGGCCGTCAGGGAGGAGTTCACCTACCGGGCCGTCAGGATCGACGGGTTGGAAGCCACCGCGCAGCTGTTCGGCGGTGGTGCTCTCCGGCTCCAGAATCGCGACGAAGGCCGGTGCCAAGGGCTCCTGCAGGGCGTACAGTTCCGATTTCAGCCGGTAGCCTTCCAACTCCCACACCTTGTCGCGTGCCTTCTCGAAGGCGAGCTTCTGGCCGATGTCCTCTTGGAAGTTCTCCGGGCTGGCCGCGGCCGACTCGCCGGTGACGCAGAAGCCGTTCGGCAGCTGAATCACGCAGATCGTCAGCGTGGTGCCTTCGGGTTGCCAGAAGCCGACCTGGCTCTTCTGGAGGAGCGCGTCGATGTCGGCCGGCGTGATGCGTGGGGCGGTCAGGCCGCGGGCTTGGAGTTCTTGCTCAAGTTGCTGGTCGTTCATGGTTACTTCCTCCGGGGGTAGAGACGCCGCAGCTCGACGGTGAGCTGCTGCGCAAGGGATCTGGTCACTTCACGGACAAGCCTCTCATCTGATATGGCTGCCAGGGCTGACTCGGTAATGGAATATCGGACGCGCCCATCCGCGAGGGCGACGTTGATGTGAAGCCGGTCAGAGAAGACAGCCGAGCCCTCGCGCACGGCGTTCAGTTCCAGTACGTGGAACACAAGACTGGTCAGCGACAACTTGCTGAGATCGGCGCCTGGATAGCACGGAGGGTCCGTAAGGTGGGCCATACGAAAAGACCCATCCATGATGCCGGGATCGTGCATTGTCTGTGGTTGGAACGCGATAAAGTCAGCCCCTAATTCACGTTTGGCGTCCTCAACCTCCGCGCGTAACCCATCGAGTTGGTTTCGGAGATACGCTAGGAGGTGCTGCTCCCGGGTGTAGGCCTTTTCGAGTTCAGCGATGCGTTGCCTGTGCGCGCGCTTCTGGTTGCGTCCATACCTGCGAGACATGGTCAGTCCTCTTTCATGTATCTGTCATGGTGGAACCCTGCAGCGGCGAGCGGCAGCCCGTCCGCCCAGGGCGGGTTGGTGGCGAGGAGCTCGACCATCCGAGTCTCGTCCAGGGAAACAGGGGCCTCGCCGACGATTTCGTCATGGACCGTGGCCACGATGTCGTAGCCGGCCGCCTCGATGTTCGGCATGTTGTAGGCGAGGATGTCGCGGGCAATCGTTTGACATACGTTCCCGGTCAGCTTCCCGCCGTGTGTGAAGGTGCGTTGCCAGATGCGAGGGCCGCCTTCGTCGGTGGCCAGCGACCAGTAGGCGAGGGACTTGCGTACCCGCTCCTCGCCCGTCTCTTCGTCACGCTCGACGGTTCGGATCACCTCGGGGTGGAAGTAGCAGAGACGATTACCACTGGGCAGCAGGATCTGCAGCCACAGGTGACCGGCGAACTCGCGACAGCTGAGCTTCAGGCGCGTGACCTGATGCACCGAGCCCGGAAAATCGATGGCAGCGATGGCGGCTTCTTGCAGTCCGTACCAGAAGGAGACGGTCGCCGGGTGGCGCGCACGCCAGGCCAACTTGCAGGCCTCCGAGGCGAGCCACTCAAGTTCGCTGATCTGGAGGTCTTCGATCTGCTTCTTGGCCCAGGCCTTGTTCAGATTCTTCTTGGCTTTGAGGATGATCGCCGGCTCGATCGATTGCTGGATCGTGTCCCAGTGGTCAGCCATCCGAACACCATAGGCATGCGCAAAGGTCTGAAAACCCGAGACGCCACCCTGGTATCCACAGTTATGAACAAGCAGCCACCCACGCTGCGTCAGGATCGTGAACCGGTTCCGCGCACCCGCAAGTGCAACGTCGAAGACGGGCTTCGAGTTCGGCGATTCGAGCTTGAAGTTGCTGGACGCTACGTCGGTTGTTGATGTTGGCCTGTTTGGTGATGAAGCGGAGGTTGCCCGGCTCGTAGCCTTTGTCCACGTCGATGCGATCCAGCTCCAGACGCGGCTCGTCCCAGCCGTCCAGCGTGACCAGATAGGCGAGAAAACCCCGACGTTCCGACTCCCACTCGGGCCATACGTGGATGCCTCGGCCCCCGTAGTTGGGGTACGCCTCGTCGTTTGGATTCCGGCAGCGGTTGATGCACGCCGCGATTCGGTTGAGCAGCCGCCTGCGGTGCGCGTCGTCCGGGACGATGTCCGCGTAGCCCCAGTAGTGTTTTCGGGTGTCGGTCGCTTTCTGCTTGGCACACCGGTTGCAGCGCGTCGTCTTGCCGCTTCGCAGGTTCGCTTCCAGGACCGCCACGTCGTTTCCACATGAGCACTGGACGAGAACCGCACGGATCCCACCACCTGAACCTCGGCGAAAGCCGACCACGGTAAGCTCGCCGAACCGGTCGCCAGCGCTCGGCTCAGGGTGCTTTCGCACGTAGCGAGTACCTCGGCCGGCGTCCAAGTTTCGTTCGTTCTGATCAAATGATCCGGCGTTACTTCGATGCCGGCCACATTTACAACCGGGCGCACACCTCTGGTGAGCACGCCTTGGTGATTCACCCATTCCACACCGTCCCATACCCGATCGTCGGGTTGAACATCGACAATTCTCTTGAGGCCCCGGTCTGTCAGGACTGGCGTGTCTGCTGCGAAGCACGCCAAATCCGGCACCTTCCCGAAAACGTTGCGGGTCTTCTTCGGTACGTTCCAGGGATCCACCCCCACAATCGTGTTCGCCGTCACGTTGTAGAGATCCGGCCCGGTGCCGGCGTCGTACGCGCGGAACGCGTCGAGCTTCCAGTCTTCCCCGGCGATCCACGCCAGCACACGCCCTTCGATGTTCGAGAGGTCGGCAGCGACGATGTGACGACCGGCTGGCGCGGTGATGACGCCGCGCAGCGCCGCGGCGCCGAACTGCATGAGGTTGTCGAAGCAGACGGTATGGACCCCGACCTTGACCGCATCGATGTAGGCATCCACCAGGGCGGCCTTGGGCAGGCCCCGGCTGGGTAGGTTCTGCGGCTGGTACATCCGACCCGCCCAGCGCCGCGTGCGGCCCGCGCCGGCGAACTGGAAGCCACCGCGGAAGCGATCATCCGTGCCGATCGCCGGCTGGATCCGGGCGTACTTGCTGGTGCTGGTCTTGTTGGTGGCCAGCGCGATGTCGATCAACTCGGCTACCACGGAGCCATCGGGCACCTGTCGGCGCACTGTGCGCAGCGTCTCGGCCTGGGTGTTCTCCAGCTCCAGCCCGTGGCGCTCGGCGAGGTAGGTGCGGAACTGCTCACGCTGCGACGCGCGGGCAACCTGGCCACCGGTGAGCTCGACGAATCGGCGCGCGAGGTGCGCCTTCTCCTCTGCGGTGGAGCGCACCGCGGCGTCGACCAGCTCGCGGTCACAGAAAAAGCCGCGGTCGTTGATCTTCTGATCGAGGAACCATAGCTCGAGCTCACGCGGCCCCAGGTTCCAATCAGGCATGCGCCGATCGCACTCGCGCATCGCGACGATGTCGGTTTCGGCGTAGGTGCGGAACTTCGCCCACAGCTCGGGGTGGCTGGTGTGGTCGTAGCGGCGGCGCTTGTGGTTGGCCGGCGCAGGCTTGCAGAAACGCTGGATCAGCTTCTTGCCCTCGGCGATCTTCGCCTGATCAGCACCCAGGCCGAGCACCTTACCCAGCGTGTCCAGGTCGCCCGGCAGCGCGTGGGCCAGCGCTTTGACCATCGTGCAGCGCCACTGGTGGGGGTCGAGAAGGCGGTCGCGCTGGTCGTCAAACAGCAGACCCATGCGGTGCAGGGCGCGCGGGATTATGTTGCGGTCGAACGCACTGTTGTGCGCGACGTAGGTGGTGCCAGGCTTGCTGAGTACGGCGAGCAGGCGCAGCGGCACCGGCTCCCCTTCCGCTGGCGACCAGGTATGCACCGCGCCGGCGCCCAACGCGTAGGTCACCAGCAGCAGCTCGGTGCTCGAGTGCTCGGCGTAGCGGTACGTGCCGACCACCCTGAGGTCGAGCTCGCTGAAGGTCTCGCAGTCGAGGTAGAGGGTGCTCACAGGAAGGCCTCGTCAGGGGGGTCCAGCTCACCTTGCAGGTGTGCGGCGATGCGCGAACCGATCCACCGCATGCACGGCACGGCCATGGAGTTGCCGAGCGCCTTGTAGCGGGGGCCGTCTGGGCACTGCTCTGCGATGGCGGCACGAACTTCAGGCGGATGCTTGTCGGCAGGCCAGTAACCAAGCTTCCACGGAATGCGCGTGTAGTTGTCTTGGAAGCCTTGCAGGCGTTCGCACTCGACCGGCGTGAGCCGGCGGACCTGCATGGAAGGCTGCTCGGCCACGTAACACGTCTGCTTCATCCCCGGCTCGGCTGCCAGCGCACCGGCTTGGATCGCGTAGCTGACTGCCTGCGTGCCGCCGTCCGTATCAAGCGGCCCGGTGCGGTCGTGCCAGTGGTCGGGGTCTTGGCGGGCGTTGAAGGCGACGGGCACCAACGGCGTGCCGCGCCCTGTTCCGTCTTCGCTTGCGTCGAATCCTTCTCCGCGTAGGGAGTGCGCGACGAAATTGCACGTCTCCCAATCCTGCCGCTTGGCCTCGCCCGCTGTGACACAGCGGGCGATCGGATCGGCGTGGATCAGCACATGCGGCTTGTCGCCTCCTCCGCCCGATGCGCGCAAGCAGTTCTGAAGCTCGTCGCCTAGCTCGGCCGTTCCTCCGCCTTCTCTGCCACGGAGCGCAACGCTGCGTGCAGTGCGGGCGGCAGACTCTTTCCCCGCTTCTCGGCTCGGCGCAGAATCCCGGCGCACGCCTTCCCACTCAAAAAGTACCGTTGCGGGATCGAGCCCGTCTCGAGCACTTGCGACAACGAACACACGGCGGCGTCGTTGGGCCAGTCCGAAATATTGGGCGTCGAGAATCCGCCACGCGACTGCTCTTTGGGGTCCAAGTACATAACCAGCGTTCGGCCACCGCTTCCCTGTCGGGACCAGCGGTTCGTCTTCTCCGGCAAGGCCAGCAAGAAAGCAGCCGAAGGCGTTGTCCTTCGTGCTGAGAACGCCTGGGACGTTTTCCCAGACGAGGACTGCGGGAGGGAGGCCTGCTCCCCTTCGGCGAAGGTCGATAGCATTGGCGAGGTCACAATAGACGAGGGAAAGGTTGCCGCGGGCATCATCCAGCGACTTGCGCAGGCCTGCCACGCTGAAGGCTTGACAGGGTGTGCCGCCGACCAAGATCTCCGGCGCATCACAGATGCCCATCTCGATCAGGTCGTGCAGTTGGGTCATGTCGCCGAAGTTCGGCACGGTCGGATAGTGGTGGGCCAGTACGGCCGATGGAAACGGTTCGATCTCCGCAAAGCCGACCGGCTTCCAGCCAAGCGGGTGCCAGGCGACGGAGGCGGCTTCGATGCCGGAGCAGACGGACAGGTAGTTCACGCCGCCACTCCCAGCGTCGCCGCGACCAGCCCGCCGAAGCCCTTCTTGGCCAGCTCGCGCCGCAGCCGGTTCGCCCGCTGGCGCGCTGCGGAGTCCGGCCGCACCGCATCCTCGCGATCGGCCATCGACCAAGCCAGCACCGGGTAGGGCGGACCCTGCCGGTCGCGCGCCCATCGCGCCACATAGACGCCCTCGGCTTCGCGCGCCAGGGTGATGAAGGGGCGCGCGTTGCGGGTGGTCAGGCCCAGCAGCGTGGCGGCTGAGTGGAAGCTGAGCTGCTCGCCGCGGCGCAGGGCCGCCAGTAGGATCGTCAGGTTCGGGGATTCGGATCGGGGTCGCATTGTCGTTGTCTCGTCGGTTCCACACGGCTGCGCTCGGTCCCGGCAGCACACCGGCTGACGGGATCCCCGCACGGGATTTGAGGGTGCGGCCTCTCTATCCAAGCGCATGCGTGTGGATGCCCGGAACTTCTTCTGCGCCCCGGGCGGCGCACACGAAGGGGAGATGGGCTCCCCTTCTGATCAGGCAAAAGCCTCGGTTCCTTCGGTCGGCACCGGCTCTTTGTAGTCGAGCAGCGCGCAGACCTCGGTCACGATGCGGTGCACAGCATCGACCTGGATGCCAGCCTCGTGCTTCCAGTGCTCCAACGCATCATCGAACTCGTCCGCCTTCGGTGGCTCGGCGCCCAGGTCGATACCCTTGAGCTTGAAGTCAGCCGTGAAACGGAACGCCAGCTCGCCGTCGAGCAGCTCGATTTCCTCGATCAGGCCACCGCCCCTCACGGCTTCCTGGATGCCGTCGTTCGCCTCGATCAGATCGGCTCCCAGATCAAAGCTGAAGCGCCGGCCATCCGACGAACGGAGCTTGCACTTGCTGCCAACCTCGAAGTTACCGAAGGGCTGGTCTTCGTAGTCGTGCGCCAGGTAGCTCGACAGGCGCGTGGTCAGGCTGGCTTTGGCCTCGGACACGTAGATCGTGGTGGCCTTGAGCGAACCCATCACGCGAACCAGTTCGCTGGTGACCGTGTCGGCGAGCTTCTTCGAGGTAGTCGGAACGATCAGCAGGTTATCGGTCGGTACGACGTAGCACTGAATGACCTTCGACCGGGTCAGCGCGCGAGCTACCAGGTTCTGGAACGTGCTCTCGCGGATCTCCTGGCGGCGCTTCTTACCCAGCCGAAAATCACATTCCTCTTCCTCGGCGGCGATTGCCTTCTTCGCCTCGGCAGAAGTGACGCTGGCCGGCACGATCTTCTCGTCGTAGCGCACCGCGAAGGCGTAGCCGCCGGGGAACGGCATCACGAGGTCCGGCTGCCCTTCGACCGGCGGCACGAAGCCTGCGCCGGCGAAGTCGGTGGCGCCCAGCTCGACAAAGGGTTTGGCCGACAGGTGCGCCTCGAGGGCGTTGATGCTCTGAGGCAGATGCGCCTGATAGACGGACGCGGATTTGATCAGTTTCACAGTGCTGTGCTCCTCAGATTCTCAGCGCGTCACGCTGCACTTCGTCCAGATCCTTGATCCAGGCCGGGGGCTTGCCTTTACCGGTCCAGGTCTTGCCAGTGGCCGGATCCTTGTACTTCGGCGGCAGGGCCTTGCGGACCTTGCCAAACAACTCGGCCGACGAGATGTTGAACTCTGCGATGTAGCGCTTCACGTTCTCGATCGTATCGGCGCGCAGCCCAGCGATTTCCTCCTCGAGTTGGGAGCGGGCGGCCAGCAGCTCGGCGAGGGTCAGCGGCGCCTCGTCGGGGCGAGTCGGCGCCTCGTCGGGGCGAGTCGGGGGCACTTCGTGGATCATGTCGTCCATGGGTGTTTTCCTTGAAAGAAGGAGAGGCGGGCTCCCCTCCTAGTCGATCAGTTGAACGCGCCAGCCAGCTCTTCGTCGTCCTCGAAGAGGTTGGCATCGAAGCCGCCGGACGCCAGGGCCTCGCCTTCCTCGACGAGCTGGATGCCGGAGAACGAGAACGCGACGCCCTTGTTCTGCGGCTGGTCGAAGCCGTAACAGCGCATCTGCACGCGCACCCAGTCGCCCGCCTTGATGTCGGACTCGGTCAGCACCTTCCAGCCGCCGGCGAACTCGTCCTTCTCGTTACCGAGCACCTGGGGCCTTTGCTTGCTGGAGAGGTTGATCCAGTAGCAGCCGACCAGCTCAGGCTTGCGGCCCTTGGCGGGGTCCAGCGGGTCGAGCAGCGCAGCCTCGTCGGTGTCGCCGTCGCGCAGGCCCTTGGCCCACTTCGGCGGCACCTTGCCCTGGCCGAACTTCTCGAGGGCGGCGGCTTGCATCGCCTTCTTCAGCGTCTCGACCGTCTCGACTTCAGTCTTGGGGATGATCAGGGCGGTGCTGTATTGGGTCACCGGCTGGCCGCTGGTGCTGTCGACGACGACGTTGCCTTTCTCGTCTTTCTTCGGCTGCGGCTTGAACAGGTGGGGGTAGGAGAGACGCACCTTGCCGGTGCGGAACTCGACGGCGGATTTCACTTTCACGCTCAGATCTTTGATGGCCATGATGGCTCCTGCTGTCAGTCGTCAAATGCGGCCAGCGTCGCTTCGGCGCTATGCCATTCAGCCCGGGGGTCCGACTCGGGCACGAGGGTGGGCTTGCCCTCGGCCTTCTGGGCGAGCTCGAAGACGCGATGCTTCTTGCCCACCAGCTTCTCGGCATCACCGATGCCGAGCAGTTTCTTGGTCCAGATGTCGTCGTCGTTGAAGCCGTCCTGCTTCAGCACCTCGGCGACGCGCGCCTCATCCGTCCACCTGCGATTCGAGCGGCCAGCGACCAGCTTGTAGCCGGGGATCTTGCCGCCGTGGTCCCGCACCTGGACGTAGGCGAAGTCCTGGATGTTCTTCGCCCAGTTGATGATCCGGTCGAGCTTCGGCAGTAGCGCTGCGATCTGCTCGAAGGTCAGGAGGCCCGGGATCACGTCGTGCTCTTCGAACAGCGAGACCGCCTCGCGCGCCCGCTCCGGACAGGTGTTCTTGACCTTGCAGAACGTGCAGTGGTCGCCGGCTTGGAGAGTCGCGCTCCCCTTGTAGGCGGCCTGCGCGATCGGTGCGACGGCCCCTTCGAGCCATTCCAGCAGGTCGTTGGCGGAGATCGTCCACCGGTCGAAGTGGCCGATGCGGGGCTGCACGATGCAGAGCTCGATCTCGTCGATCTCGGCGATGCAGTCCAGCAGATCCAGCACGCCGGCGCCGTAGAGCTTCAGCTGCGGGTTGTCCGCAGCGAACACCTTGATGCCCTGGCCGCCCTTCAGATCGACCATGTAGGCTTTCTTGGCGCGGGGGAACACGAGCACCAGGTCAGCGGTACCGAAACCGCCCGGTACCCACCGGCTGAAGTCGAGACGCTCCTCGATCCAGATCAGCGGGGTCTCGTCGTGCTCGGAGATCAGGCCTTCTGCGAAGTTGCGGTAGGCGGCGACAGCCTCGTACATCTCGGCGTCGTACTTACCCTCTTCGAAAACCACCTTCTCGCCGAGGAGCCGGTTGCGAAGCGCCAGCTCCCCGAGTTCGTGGCAGATCGTGCCCCACTCGGCGTAGGCGCTCGTCGTGTCGGGTAGGTCTAGCGTCAGAGCGACCGAGCCGGGGCAGTTGAGCCACCGGTCGGCACTCGACGCGGACAGCGTGGCGTGCTCGGTCATTAGTTGAACTCCGCGTCCGAGGTGGCACCCGCTTCCAGACCGTCCAGCGCTGCCCAGAATGCGACACGTTGGGCGTCGTCCATGCTCGAGATGTTGCCGGCTGCCGGGTTGATCTTCTTGATCAGGCCGGTCACGGCTTCCTTGCCGAACTTCTGGGCGAGCTTCGGTGCGCGCAGCTGCAGCGCCTCGACGGTCGGCGCGTTGGCGGCAGGGGCAGGGGCTGCAGGCACCGGTTCCGGCTGTGCCGCAACCACAGCCTCCTTGGTTTTCACCTCTTCCGTCGGCACGGGGGTGGCGACCGCTTCAGCCTTCGGCTCCTCCGCGTTCTTGCGGGGGCGGCCACGGCCGCGGGTCGCAGCCTTTTCGACGGCCGCCTCGGCAACTTCCGCCGCGGCGGTCTCAGCCTCTTCAGCCGCGGCGGCCCGGGCCAATGCAGCGGACTCCAACAGGAGATTGCGACCGGCTTGCAGATCGACCAGGCGCTCGAGCGAGTCGGCGATGCGTTCCAGGGTGTTTTCGATGCTCATGGGTTCCTCGAGTGGGAGACGCGCTCCCTTTGTGGTTGAAGTCAGATCCGTCCGGCAGCCTTGGCGGCCAGCTGGATGGAGACCAGAACGTGGGGGCGGTTGCTCTGATGCCAGGGGTGGGCACTCGAGTCGTAGCGCGGGTGAAGAACCCACGCCTCGCCAAGATACGCCTTGGCGGCAGCGAGCTTTGCTTCCATGTCGATTGGCTCCGATGTCGAATAGCAAAGGGAGGCAGACTCCCTTATCGGTCCAGTGAAGAGTGCTCGACGGCGGGGCAACCAGGAGGGGGAGACAGACCGACCAACCCCGCCGGAGCGCTCTTCACTGGACCGACGGATGTGAGTCTGCCTCACGTTGCCAACGTGCGCAAGCCCCCTCACGCAAAATTTTCTACAGCAACTGGGTGAGGTAATGCGCTGCATCCTCAACGGACGCGACCTTGGTGTATGGGTCAGGGGACGGCGGTCATCTCTCCCTCCCTGCGGCCCGTGAATTTCCATGATCCGGCACCGCGGTGCAACGTGAGTCTTGCTCCCATGCTCCGCGCCCAGTACGATGTGAGTCCTACTCACCCAGCCTGAAACCATGAAACCCTCTGAACTCCGCAACCTCATCCGCGCCCTCGGCGGAGCCAAGGTGGTCGCCCGCGCTTGTGATGTCACGAGCCAGGCGGTGAGCCACTGGAAGAGCGTGCCGCCTGAGCATGTCGTTCGCATCGAAGAGATGGCGCGTCTGAAGCGTGTCCTGCGCTCCGACGGCACCCCCTACTCAGTCGCCGTGCTCCGCCCCGACATGGTTCGCGGCTTCGACCGGATCGAACCAGCCTCCCGCACCGCTGCTGCAACTCTGGTGGAAGCGGACTGATGGCACCTGAAAACGATTTGCGCAGAGTTTTGAAGGCGGTGCTCTGAAATGGACGAACGCTACCTCGAGCAGGCCGAGCGCCTGACCTATGCACTGGCCGAAGAAGAGCAGGACCGCATCCGGCGAGAGCTCGCCCAAACCGCGATCCCGTCCGATTGGGACGGCACCTGCCCGGATTGCGGCGCCGAGGTGCCCAAGGCGCGCGTCGTGGTTACGGGGTCGATGTTGTGCGTGGATTGCAAAACCGAACAGGAATACCGGAGTCGCTTCACTCGAAGGTGAGGCCGCCGGGTGCTTCCTGCGCTTCGGCCCCGCGGCTTCGATGTGAAAGCGCTGCACGGAGAAAACCATGAAGCTCACCGACGAGCAGGAACGCGCGCTGATCCAGATCCAGGAGCTGCGCGAGGACGGAGCCAAGGAGATCCGGTTCGCCGGCCCGGCCGGCACCGGCAAGACGACGTTGATCCGCCAGCTGCTGGCGGATCTGCCCGGGGCCGACATCGAGGTGGTGACCCCGACAAACAAGGCGGCCAAGGTGCTGCGCTCGAAAGGCGTGCCTGCATCGACGCTCTACTCGGTCTTCTTCACGCCGGAGGACGAGGCCGAGGGTCGCAAGTCGAGTGGCGGCAGGGTGCGGTTCCTGCCGAACTACCAGCTGTCGAACTTCAGCGAGGGCAAGCGCGACTTCGCCGACACGATCGTGCTCGACGAGGCCTCGATGCTCCAGACCTGGTTGCTGCAGCACCTGCGTCGGATGTGCAACACCCTCATCCTGGTCGGCGATCCGCACCAGCTGCCGCCGGTGAACGACCAGATCAACCCGGACGGCTACTTCGTGACGGCCCGGCCGCACGTCGAGCTCACCACCGTGATGCGGCAAGGGGAAGGCTCGCCAATCCTCGATCTGGCCACCCACATCCGCAACGGGCGCTTCCCGGACGCGCTCGTGCGCAACCTGGCGCCACGCGACCAGTTCCACCAGTGGCTCGCCGCCGACAAGAAGATCATCGCCTTCACCAACGCGCACCGCCGGCAGATCAACCTGATCGCGCGCCGCGTGCTGGGCTTCGAAGGTGTGCTCCCGAAGCCGGGCGATCGGCTGGTGTGCAACGACAACCACGACAGCGCGATCCTCAACGGCACCGAGGTCGAGGTGATCCAGTTCGCCTGGAAGATGCCGGATCTGCTGGGCAAGCTGGTGTGCTCGGACGAAGAGGGCCGGACGCACACGCTCGATCTCAACATGGGCAAGTTCCTGGCCGACCTGCCGGAGGAGTCCTATCCGGTCGCCAAGATGGAACACATCATCAAGGCGGGCAAGGTGCTGGACCAGGGCCTGTCGTTCTCCTACGGATACTGCATCACCGCCCACAAGGCCCAGGGCTCTGAGTGGGACGAGTGCTGCGTGATCGATGAGCGCTTCGTGCTGGGCAAGGTGGATCCGTCGGGCAACACCGCGCGCCGCTGGATCTACACCGCCATCACCCGGGCGGCGAAGCGGCTGACCTTCGCCGACTACAGCTGGATCAAGAACGCGCAGCCCGCACGGAAAGCCGCATGACACAGACCTTCTCCTCCCTCGGGCTGAAGCTACTTGCCCAGGGCTTCGAGCCTATCCCCGTTGCCGGCAAAGCGCCGGCCGTCAAGCACTGGCAGGATGCCGTGCTGCACCGAGACCAGATCACCTACTGGGCTGCGAACGAGCAGGGCCACCTCAACGTCGGCCTACGCACTGGCACCCTCGCCGCGGTGGATCTGGACCTCTACGACCCCGCGGTCGCCGCCCGGGTGTATGAGGCCTTCGTTGCACGCTTCGGCGAGGCGCCGTGCCGCATCGGTCGCGCACCGAAGCGCCTGCTGGTGTATGCCGCCGCGGAGCCGCGCACGAAGATCAACTCGGCGTCCTGGATTCGCCCGAACCCGGAGGAGGGCGAGAAGGAGAACAAGGTCGAGGTGCTGGGCATCGGCCAGCAGTTCGTCGCCTACGGCATCCACCCGGACACCCACAAGCCCTACCAGTGGCTGAACGGCAGCCTGGAGGACCAGGAGCTGTGGATGCTGCCCACGATCGACCTGGACGCGGTGGCCGCCTGGGTGCGCGAGGAGCTGCCGGCGCTGATACCGGCGGACTGGACCGTGAAGGGCTCGGCCACCGCCGGCGCCGCCTGGGATGACGACCCCTTCGAGGCGATCAAGAACCGCCACGACGACGTCGATCTTGAGGCGCTGCGCTGGATGCTCGAGCAGCTGCCGCAGGACTACTGCGACGGTCGCGACTCGTGGCGCAACGTGATCTTCGCGGCGCACCACCAGTTCCACGGCACCGAGGAGGAGCTCGAGGCGCTCGAGATCGTCGACGAGTGGTCGTCGAAGTCGGTGAAGTACGTCACCGGTGTGGTGCCGGCGATATGGGAGAACGCCCACGAGCAGCGCGGCGGGGGCCTGATCACGGTCGGCTCGATCAAGCAGTGGCTGGGTGAGAAGTGGAAGGGCTACCTGGCTCAGCGCCGATCAGCCGACAGCTCAGCGGTCGTCGCTGAGGCCGGGTGGCGCGAGCGCATCAGCACCGCCGACGCGGTCACGCTCAAGGGGCCGCTGGCCGCCGAAATCCGCGCGGCGAAGCTCGAGAAGATCGACCGCGAGACGCTGGTCAAGCATGTGCAGCGGCGCCTCGCCGCACTGGAAGGGGTCTCGCCCAGCATCGCGGCGGTGCGCGAGCTGCTGGCGGCGCCTCGCGTTGTGGAGTTGCCGGCTGACGCGCCGGACATCGACGATGGGCTGGCGATCGTGCCGGAGTGGGCGCGCGGCTGGATCTGGGTGCGGACGGATGGAAAGTGGATCAACCGGGTGACCAAGCTCACGATCACCAAACAAGCCTTCGACACCGAGATGCAGCGCCACCTTGCGGACCTGACTGTTCAGGAAGGCGACGCATTGACCACCTATGAGCCTAGTCAGCGGATGTTCAAGCACTGGGGCGCTCGGGCGGTGGACAAGGACGCGTACCACCCCGGCCTGGCCGAGATATTCACAATCGGCGGGGTCACCTACGTGAACAAGTACCGGCCCGAGCTGCGCATTCAACCTGCCGCCGCGTGGAACCCCGTAGGCAAGCAGATGGCCGCCGCGCTCGAGCGCCACCTGTCGCTCCTGATCCCGAATCGCCGCGAGAGGCAGATCTTCCGCGCCTGGCTCGCCCATAACTACCTGCACCCGGGCGTGAAGGTGCGCTGGGCGCCGCTGTTGAAGGGTTGCCCGGGTGATGGCAAATCCATGTTCGGCGAGCTCCTCGAACTGGTGCTCGGCGTGGACAACGTGAAGCTGATGAACGCTGACACGATCCAGACCTCGCCGTTCTCCGGCTGGGTAGAAGGGCAGTGCGTCACCGTGTTCGAAGAGGTGAAGTTCCACGGGCACAACCGCTACGACGTCGTGAACAAGCTCAAGCCCTACATCGCGAACAACCGGGTCGAGAAACACGGCAAGGGCAAAGACCCGGGCAACATCTTGAACGTCACCAACTACCTGATGCTGACGAACCATGAAGACGCGATCCCGATCGAGGAGGGCGACCGCCGATACTTCGTCCTGTTCTCGCCGTTCCGCTTCCTGGTGCAACTCGATGCGGCGCTGCAAGCCGACTATCTGATCACGGTGGCCGAGCACTTCGAGGAGGTGTTCTCTCTGGTGCGTGCGAACCCGGATCAGCTTGCGCTCTGGCTCACCGAGACCGAATTCCCGGAAGAGTGGGACGCCAACATGAGCGCCCCTATGACAGACGCCAAGCGTGCGATGGCCGGCGCGTCGCGCTCCGACGTCGAGACGGTGATCGAGGACATCCTAGACGACGTACGCGCCGACCAGAAGGTGCTTGGCGTCACGATCGACGTGTTCTCGGCGCCGCATCTGCGCCAGGAGCTGCGGATCCGGGGCGTGACACAGGAGCTTCCGGACCGGGTGATGGCTGCCGTCTTGCGTCGCGTCGGCTTCGAACCGGTGCCCAGCTCTGAAGAAGGGAAGGCCCTGCGCGTGTATTGGCAAAACGCACGGGTCCGCGTGTGGGTTCGTTCTGGCAAGCGCACCTCGGCCGCCGAGATCCGGGCCTTGCTCGACAGTACGATCGGGGGCGACTTCGATGAGTGACGCATTCGCCGCGCTCGAGCGCGAGATTGAAGCCGATCTGGAGACCCGCTTCACGCGCGCTGTGCAGAAGCGCTTCCCGGCCGCCCGGATCCGCAAGGGCAAATGGGAAGGGCGTCGCGGGGCGTTCGACCGGGTGGTGATGCTGCCCGGCCCGTTCATCGCCTTCGTGGAGTTGAAGAACGGCAAGGCTGGGCGCCTGTCCGGGCCGCAGAAGGAGGAGCTGCAGGCCCTGTGCGACATGGGCTTCTTCGCCCGGGTCGTGCGGACCGATGCGGACATCGCGCTGTTCGTTGAAGACCTCACGAGGGTCGGGCGGCTGGGTCGGATCGACGCGCTCTGGGGCTTCAAGCCGTGAAGCCCTACACCCCACGCCCATACCAGACCCGGATGACCCAGGCGATCCTGGAAGACGACGTCCTGTTGGCGGCCCGGCCGGGCCTGGGCAAAACGGCCGCGGCGCTCGACGCCATCGCGCAGGGTATCTTCGACCGGTGCGAGTTCAGCCGCGTGCTGGTCGTGGCCCCGAAGGTCGTAGCCTCTGACACCTGGCCGAACGAGATCCGCAAGTGGGCGCCGTTCGCACGCCTGACGTACCGCTACTGGGGTGCAGAGGACTTTGGCTACGAGCGGCAGGAGCGGGTCGTCGCCGGTGAGGTGGTTGGTCAGAAGCTGCGTCCGGCCGACGCCGCGGCGCTGCGCGACGGGGTGCTGCGCGACCCGGCCCTGATCCACCTCGTGAGCCGTGACAGCTTCTACAACTTCGTGCTCGCGCTGGGCAAGACGTTTCCCTACGACCTGCTGGTGCTCGACGAGTCGGGCAGCTTCTCGGACCTGGAATCCGGCCGCTACCGGGCGGCCCTGGCCGTGCGCCCGCTGGTTGATCGGCTGGTCGAGTTGAACGGCACGCCGATCGGCAACAAGCTCGAGAAGCTCTGGGCGCAGGTGTGCCTGCTCGACGGTGGCGCCGCGCTGGGCACCGACGTCTGCCGGTTTCGCATGAACTACATGGAGCCGAACAAGATCGACCGCAGCCGCGGCAAGGTCTTCAGCTGGAAGGTGCGCGACGGGGCGCTGGATGCTGTGATCGAACGGTGCCGCGGCCGGATCGTGGCGCTGCGCGAAGAGGACTGGCTGACGCTGCCGCCGATGATTCAGAACCCGGTCTTCGTCGACATCCCGATGGGTGAGTACCGGCGGATGGCGCGCGAGCTGCTGCTCGAGCTCGGTGGTGATGCCCAGGCGCTGGCGGTCAATGCCGGAGTGCTCTACGGCAAGCTCGCCCAGCTGGCCTGCGGCATCGTGTTCGACACCGAGAAAGTCGCGCACGAGATCCACCAGGTGAAGCTCGACGCGCTGGCTGAGCTCGACGAGGCGCACGACGCGCCGCTGCTGATCTGGACCCGGTTCAACCCGGACGTCGCGCGGATCAAACGGCTCTTCCCCAAGGCGCTCGAGGCGAACAAGGTGAAGAACCTGGAGGCGCGCTGGAACGCCGGCGAGATCCGGCACCTGATCGCCCACCCGGATTCGCTGGCCTATGGAGCCAACCTGCAGGACTGCCCCGGCTCGGCGATGTGCTGGTTCGGTATCACCGAGAACGCCGAACACTGGAACCAGGGCATCAAGCGCCTGCACCGGTCCGGGCGCACCGAGCCGGTGGTGAACTACTCGATCGTGGCGCGCGGCACCGTCGAGGAGTCGATGATCGAGCGACGCATGGAGCGCGGCGCCCTCGAGGAAGACCTGATGGCGGCGCTGGCGTTTCAGAAGGAGATGCTGAGGTGAGGTGTTTCCCGTCAGAGGCGGCCTATCTGCTGTGGCGCCGGAGCGCGTCGCCAGGCGTGCTGCCGTGCCAGGACTGCAACCCGGCGCATCAGGCGCGGATGAAGCATGCGGGACGGTGCGAGCAGCCGGCGGTGGTGTTCGTGCGGAACAAGGACGGGGAGTTGATCGGGCGTATGCCCAGTCGCGCGGCAGAGGGTGCCGCGGAGAGTGTGTTCCTGGTGCGGGTAGCGACCCACCTGCTGGGCGATGCGGCGCTGGCCGAGCTGATCGGCATCTCGGCGCCCTCGCTGCCGCACTACCGGAACGGCAACAGAACGCTGCCGAGGGAGAAGGTGAGGGTGCTGCGCGCCGCGGTTCGCCGCGGCGCGGGGTTACTTGCCAGATAGACTGACCGGCATCTTCCCGTCGAAGCCTCGAAGGTGAATGCTCATTCCGGCTGCGTAGTGGTCTAGCTCCTGGGTGAAGATCTCTCGGCCACAGAAGCTGTACACGACCTGCACACCTGGGTCCGGGTGTCGCATCCGGATCGTGACCTCGTCAAAACGCACGTATGTGCGGTCGCCCGCGGTCACGAACGGGCTATCGGGGTTGGTCGCATCGCTCGTCCAGCCTTCCAGCAGGACGTGTTTTGCACGGTCGGTCAGGGTAGCCCGGATCATGAGAGCTCTCCCGCCGGCGTGTCGCCCGCGCCGTTGAAGTCCCGGAAGCCCAGCGACAGGGCGGCACACGCCAGAGTGATGGATCGGGGGATCTCGCTGCGGCCGGTCTCGTAGTTCTTGACCGTCCGCGCCGAGGTGCCCAGCCAGTCGCCGAGTTGCTTCTGCGAGACGCCCATGTGCTCGCGCCAGGTGCGAAAAGAATCAGCGGTGAGGGGCATTGCGGTTCTCCAGTTGTTTCGCTCGCTTCGCGGCCTTGCGCGCCCGCTTGGCCTCGGCCTTAGCGATGCGCTCGGCGTCGTGTGTGTCTGGCTTTCGAGGTTGGGGCGTGGATGGCACGTAGTGCGGCTGTCCACCGCGCATGGGTCCGCCTTGTGAAAGTGCCATCATGTAGGCGGCTGCGATTGCTGCGGATCGGTCGGTCATGGCTTGGCCTCCCAAAACCTTCCCTCTTTGCCACACCTTCCGGTGAGTCGCGCCATGATGCACCCTGGCTTGCGTTCTTTCGCTGTGTATCTCCATCCACCAATAATCTCGTTGCCGTTTTGCAGGTCGATTTTTATGACCCGTACAGCTCGCGCGCATGTACCAAATGGCCCATACGTAAACGAGGTGCCGTGCTTGCAGTCTTTGCAGATTCTCATGCCTTGGCCTCCGGTGCTGCTTCGAGCGCAAAAGCATAATCGACGCGGAAGTCGTCAAAATCAAACGGGTTGCTGTATGAGGTTCCATCGTATGCAGCGAAACACTCGTAAATTTCCTTGGTCGGCTCAATCGGCATTAGCTTGTAGCCGTCAGGAGCGCCCTGCGTGCGCATCGCCGCATCCCAGCCCATGCGAATTAACCTGCACTCCTCGGCGCTGGGATTGCCGACGCGCAACAGGTCTTGAATCTGCTCGTCGGATAGTGTCATCGCTTGGCCTCCGGTGCTGCTGCGAGCATTTCAAGCTCATCGGCTGCCTTCATCGGGTCGCAGCCATTGCGCAGCCATTGGATAACGTGGCGCAGCGCGACGGGAGAAATGCTCGGCGCGGGCTGTGCTTGGACGTACCCGTCTACGCCGTAGGTTCCGATGATCCCAAGCATGTGTCTCCCCTTGGGGAGGGTCGCTAGAGCTTCGTCTGTAAGGTCGGTGCCGATGTCCATGTATCCGCCCACCCCAAGGTCTAGATACGCGACCGCCAGTTGCTCGGGTTTGGTACTCATTTCTCTTCTCCTTTTACGCCGGGTAGGGCGTAAAGATTCAAGGTGGCTTCCCTTTGAAAGTGCGCTTCATTTAGCCGGTCACACGCTTGCTGATCGGCTTCAAATTCCCAATCTTGTAGCTCTTCGCCGTAATAGCCGCCAACATGAAGCAACCCAATTGGCACCAGTCCGGCGACCTTGGCACGTAATTCGTCGCGCTCTTTCTCAGCCGCTTCGAGGCGCTCGATCATCTCGACCGCCGCGTCAATGGCCTCGCTAACCTCGTGCGGGTCGGGCTGAACAGGCGTGATGGGGATCTTCTTGGCGGTCATGCTGCACGCTCCGTCAGTCCGGCCTTCTCGACCTCGATCTTGATGCACGTCTCGCTCGCGGCGGCAGCGACGAGCCTCGCGAAGCGCTCAAGAAAATCCAGATCGGACGGAAGTGTGTGCTCTACGTCGTCGCCAGCCTCGCGCGCCAGCGCGATGATTTCGTCTCTGGTCATGGCTTGGCCTCCTGAGCCGCCTCTATCGCAAAAGCATAATCTACGACGAATTCGTCAAAATCAAACGGGTTGCTGTACGAACTTCCGTCGTATGCAGTGAAGCACTCGTAAATTTCTTTTGTCGGCTCAACCGGCATGAGCTTGTAGCCGTCAGGAGCGCCCTGCGTGCGCATCGCCGCATCCCAGCCCATGCGAATTAACCTGCACTCCTCGGCGCTGGGATTGCCGACGCGCAGCAGATCCTGAATCTGTTCGTCGGATAGTGTCATGGCTTGGCCTCCGCTACTGCTTTGTATGAACTCATTCCAGTTAGACGACAACGGTCGTCATCCACCTTTTGCGCCTGTGACTGGATTGGTTTTCGTAGTGCATCAGGCATCTGGTTAAGCGTCTGCCAGTTCATTTCATGTAGGCAGGTTCTGCATTTTTCATGGGTGTACCCAAGACAATACGTTTTCATGGCTTGGTCTCCGGTACTGCTGCGATCATTGCGCGCACGTCATCAGTTAGCTCGATCAGGTTGGTGTAGTAGTCCATCTTGATCTGTCCGCCCATACCCGGCCCGAAGGACAGTCCACCCATGTCGTCGTGGCCGTGTTCTTTCGCGTACTCGTCGGCTTTTGACTGGAGCATGGCTGCGACAGCGTTGATGCCGGCTGCGTATGTATCCAGCACGCTCGGCGCGATCTGCACGAAGTTATCCTCGACCGCTGCGATTGCGGCAGAAAGTCGAATCAGCGCACCCCCTGAGTCGTGCTCTGTAATACCTTCGGAATCGAACTGCGATTGAAGGTCGTCAATAATGGCGTCCTTGATGCTCGGCGCGGGCTGTGCGCCGGGGAGGGCGTAAAAAACGGTTCCGTGTGGGAGCGAGGCTATATCCAGCAATGCAACTTTAGAGCTACCCTCAATGCGCCACGCCGGGGCTCCGTTGCGCAAATACAAAATCGAGCCGTGTTCAAACTGACTAGGTTGGCGCGACATATAAACGAAACCGTATTGCCTTGAGTACCACGCAACCGGCTCCTGCTGCTCCATCTCTGCCATCTTTGCGCGCAGACACTCGATTTCATCCGCAGCCCGCAGCATTACTCCCGGCGTCTCGCCTTGCGGGTGGGGTATCTTGCGGGCATGGCGCCGCAGTTCGTTTGCGTGGTCGATCATGGCTTGGCCTCCCAAAACCTTCCTTCCTTGCCACCCGGCTGGGCGCGGTTCTCAGGCTTGTGGTCAGCTCGCTGAGCGTTGTATGCCAGCTTCTCGGTGATGGCTGCACCTAGGTCCAGTCCGAGCGCCCCGGCAAGGTCGCCAATACGGATGACGGCGTCCGCCAGTTCAACTTCGATCGCTGGGCGGTGCGGCAGCTTGTCGTCAGCGAGGCCCTTGCGGTGACCCTCCATGGCCTCCGATACTTCGCTGACAATCAGCATCAGCTTCTCGGCGACCAGGGCCTTGCCCAGCCTGGTCCCGGCGCGGACTTCCTCGATGTAGTTAACGCCGGTCTTCAGGTCCTGCCACCATCCGGCGGCGCGGCTGGCCTCGTGGCATACAGTCTGGACCACGTAGCCGGCCGAGTGGGTGTTGAGGGCTGGGGTGCGGGCCTCCGGTGCTGCTGCAGGTATCCCACACAACCATGCCGCTACTTCAACGTATTCGTCGGGCATTGATCGGCTGTCTGCGCCGTTCGCCACTGCAACATTCATTACCTCGGTCAGAATCTTCGCAATGGCTTCTTTTGGCACGTCCTGTGCGCCGGGGAGGGCGTAGAGCTTGTCTTCAGGCATCAGGCCAAGCGCCGGGAGCAGAATTTCTGCGTTGCGAAGGTCTTCAGCTCGGCAGATGGGCACCGGCTGTTCCATCACCTTGATGCGGGCGAACAGGTCGTCGCGCTCTTTCGCTACGGCGTTTAGTGCTGGCCCGAGCGCATCAATAATCTTTTCCTTCAGGGCGGCGTCTTTCTCAGCCTCTTCGAGACGGTCGATCATTTCGGTTTCTCCAAAAATCAGATGGTGGCGCGCAGCAGCACGCGCGGTTTTGTACGGCCCGGCACCGACCCGGCGACTTCGATCAGGCCGGCGCGGCGCAGGCGGAACACCGCGACGTTGATCGCGTTGCGCGAGAAGCCGGTGGTCTTGGCCAGCTCCTCGTAGGTCCAGGCCTTCTCGGACTCGTCCAGCAGGTGCAGCACGCGATCGACCTGGCTGCCGGGCTTGATCTGGTACGTGGTGCGCAGGTCGATCAGCTCGGGGCGTGGTGAGGCAGCGACAAGCTGGTCGGCGAGGTCAGGAATCACGCACTCGCCTCCAGCTCGAGGAACTCCTCCGGCTCGGGGCACAGCTCCCGCACCAGAAGCGCCTCGCGCACGATGCGGCATTGGTCTTCGAACGGCACGCCGAGGCGCTCAAGGCGCCGGCCTGCAGTCTCCGGCGAGATGTGGCCCGCCGTGACAAGGGTCGCCACGTTGTCACAGAAGGCCCGCAGCCCGCGCTGCAGCCGGCGATCGTGCTGCGCCCATTCAGGGAACGGATTCATGTTCATGGCGAACTCCTTGTCAGGGGGGAGTGCTACTCACATTCTAGGGAAGACCCGGGCCGGCTGCGGCCTTCTGTATCGCGGCCAATGCTGCGCTGAAGGTCTCGTCGTGCTGATCGACTGCGCGATACGTATCCGCGCGTGCACTCACTGCCTCGAGTGTGAGCTCGGTCAGCCGGGCAAGGCCTTCTCCTTCCAGGATCTGGCACATGTCGAACACCGTCTTCGCACAGGCGTATCCCAACAACCCGCACAGGGTGGGATCTTGCTGCGGATTGGACAGCTTCGCGGTCAGGTCCATCAGCTGGGCGAGCTCAAGCGCCAGAGAGCCGGCCGGGCCGTGCTCCACCACGAAGGCTTCGCTGCGCGCCCGGAAGGTGTCGGTCAGCAAGTCGAGGTCGTCCTTGTTCATGTCTTTCTCCGGTAGATCTTCAAGGGTGTTGGGCTGCCGCGGTCGGACTCGACCCGACCGACACAGTCCAGGTGCCCGAACCGCACCAGTCGGTCCATCGCGCTGCGGGCGGTGCAGCGGTTCATGTTGAGCTGATCGGCCACCGCGATCGAGGACCAGACGCGGCCATCGGCCAGCAGCGCCAGGATCTGCTCGCTGCTGGAGCCGGGCACGATGCGCTCGGCCCGGACGGTGCGCTTGTCCGCGCTGGGCGGCTGGGGCGGGGGCTGGTTGGCGGCGGTGAGTTGGGCGAGGAGGTTCATGTCGTCGCCTCCTCCAGCGCCGGCGCCGCCTCGATAACCGCGCGCACGCTCTTCTCGTTGCGGCCGGACATGAACTTCCGCCAGGCCGCCTTCGCAGCGGCTGGCAAGCTGCCCCGGTTGGCCGCCAGGACGGCGTGCGGGATGTCCAGCACCTTGCGCCCGCTGCGAAGGTCGGTGATCCGGTAGAGGCCGATCGTGTCGTGCGCTTCGTGGACGCCGAACCAGAACTGCGTGTTGTCGAGGGTGACGCGGAAGCGGTGGCCGACCGCATCGGCCGTGCTGCCGGTGCCATCTTTCTGCTGCAGGTAAATGCGGAATGCGGAGGTCATTTCTGCTGCTCCTTCTTGTTGCGCCGGGCCGCCTCTTCCATGGCCCGGTCGAAGTAGTTGATCCGGCCGCGGGCGCCGACCCGGCCGATGTGCTTGGCGCGTCCGGTGTGGGCGTGGCACACGTACCAGGCCTTGCCGATGGAATTGACACCCCACGGGCCGGCTGGCCAGCCCTTGGGGAAGAAGTGGGGGAGGCACGTGGCCATGGTCAGGTCCTTTCATGTGCGGCCCGGAGCGCTTCGGTCCAGGTGCAACCGGTCTGTTGTTGGAATGCCTTCGCGCAACGGATCTCGTCTTGCGCGCGGTTCTGCTCGGCCTGTCGGAGGTAGCGCTCGCGCGCCGATTCGATCTGGCGGCGCTGCGCTGTGGAGATGCTTCTCATGCTGCGCTCCTCAGATGGTTAAGCTCCTCAAACCGCTTGACGTAGGCCCGAGTGAGCTCGGGCGAGGAAAACACCACCTCGCCGGTCTCTTCGTCCTTCGCCGAGAACCAGAGCGGTGATTGCATCGCGATCAGCACCTGGTGGCGCATCCACTCGGCGTCCGGGAAGGCGCGCTGTGCCGGCGCTCGGGCCGCGGTGCGCAGGCGGCGCATCACGTTCTGCACCTTCGCGCGCCAGTTCGGATCGGCGGCCAGCACCTCGTCCATCGGCCGGCGGGCCGCGTCGTCTTCGGCGGCGATCTGCAGGGCGCGCTCGGTGGCGGTGTAGGTGCGCACCGTGTATTTCGGCACGCTATCAGGCGTCTCGGACACCGTGGCCAGGCCTTGGGCTCGCAGGCTCTCGAGGGTCTGCACGCGGTTGTCGTCCATCGACCAGTAGGGGCGCGTGGTGATCGGACCGCCGACCAACAGGCGCAGCATCCGGGTCTGCTCCCACTCGTGGGAGGTGTGGCCACTCGCGAGGTTCGGGCGGGGCAGCATGCGGGTGCGGGTGATCATGGTGTGGTCTCCTGTTGCGCGTCGATCTTGCGGATCACCTCGAGGTAACGGGGGAAGCCCGCGCCACCCTTGAGGCGTTCGATGTCGCGCCGCGCATCGGCTGCGAACATTTCACGGTTAGCCTGGGCGTGGCGCCAGTGCATCCGGTCTCGGTTGGCCAACCCGGCGCCGCCAATTGGCTGACCTCGGTAGGTCAGCACGTAGCCCCAGGCGGCGGCGGTGAAGGAGAGTTGGCTCGGGTCGAAGGCGGGCATGGTTCAATCCTCCGGCCAGGGCGGCACGTCGTCGTAAGGGGTGTGGAGTTGCATCTCGTTCTCCTCAGAGGATGGTGTAGCGCTCTGCGAAGCGACGTTGCGCCTCGTCCGCTTGGTAGCGGGTGACGCACAGCTGCGGTTCGGGCGGCTTTTCCCAGACCGCGGTCTGCTGCACATCGACGAGGAACCAACCCGTCGCGCGACGCTCGAGGGTGACCATCGTTGCTTGGCGGCTGTACTTGTAGGACTTCGCCACGCGCCCACCTGACCAGGTGCGGAACCGGGCGCCTTTCCAGAGCTTGACCGGCAGCCCCAGTTCGCCAAGCCGCGAGGAAGCGAGGTCAGCTTCGGCCTCGATGTCGCTGTAGCAGTTGAAGGTGTGGGTCAGGGCAGCTCCGTTGGCTTTGTGCAGGGCCGCCTCAATGGCGACGGCGTTGTCTTCGTGAATTCGGATCGGCTGCATGGCGTGGTCTCCAGTGAAGAAGGGGAGCCGGGCTCCCCTTCCGGTCGATCAGTGCGCCAGCTCAAGGGCGTGCGCTTCGTCTGCGGTGAGTTCGTCCGACTCGAACCAGCCGGCCGGGGCGACAACCTGGGCGAGGCGATCGGCCAGGGTCCAGAGCGCGCGGTTCAGCTTGACGTCCTGATCCACGCCGGTCACTGCGCGGGTGGTGGTGCGCCGGCCGTTGCTCGAGCGTCCGCGCAGCCCGCCCTTGATCAGGTTTTCCTGGATCCGGTTGAACGTCGTGAAGAGGTCGTTCTTGCGGTCTTCGAAGCGGCGCGGCGTGAGCAGCGAGTCGGCCAGGATCGGCGCCTTGGAAGGGTCGTCGTACTTCAGCGTCAGGGCGGCGGCGGCCAGGGCGCGCTGCTGGTGGTCCGACAGCGAGATGCTGCGGTAGGCCTGGATGCGGGCGGTGGCCGCCTCGGTGTTGGCCAGCGTGCGGATGCAGCCGTCGATCACGTCGTCGACCAGGTTCTGGCGCCCGCGGTGCAGCACCTTGGTGTCGTCGCAGATGTCGCCGGCGACCAGACCGTTGTCGCAGATCATGCGAAAGAACCCGGTCATCAGGCGGTACGAGCTCGAGCCGTCGTGGCTGTTCAGCAGCAGGATCTCGGGCGTGATGCCTTCGACCATCGCGCTGTTGGCATGGCGCAGGCGCAGCAGGTGGCGCGTGTGCTCGCGCTTGCCCTGATCACGCACTCGGGTCTGGCGCGCTTCGAACGGCTCGAAGCCGGCGTCGCGCAGCCCGGCCAGCACCGAGCTGGTAGGGATGAAGCCGTAGCGGTCGCCGCGGCTCTCGTGGGCTTCCTGGGCGAACACACTCGGCGCGGCGCGCAGGATCTCGTCGTTGGTCAGGGGGCGGTCGCGGCGGATGATGGAACCGGAAGCGGCGGCGGATGCGTAGCGGATCATGGTGGTTCTCCTGGTTGTGAGGCGTACAGGTGCGCCTTGGGTGGAAACTGCACTCGGCTGCCCGGGTGGGCAGGCGGCTGGAGTCTCAGCGGCGGACAATTTCGACCACGAGGTAACCCACCACGAGGCCGATCAGGAAGACGACGAGGGCGTCGGTGCAGGACATCTCAGCGTCTCCTATTCGAGGTCAATGACCTCAAGCTCTTCGGACAGGTCTTCAACGATCATCGCGTTCTCCTCAGTGAGTGGTGGCAGGGCGGCAGAGCCCTTGTTCGATGAGCGACGCGGCGGTCCTGCCGCACCAGCCTTGCAGCGTCCAGGCGGCGCCGGTGTCGATGAGGTGCTGGAAGGCCTCGAGGATCTCGTCCTCGGTGTGCTCTTCCCCGTCGAAGCCTTCGATCATCGCGCAGCAGTCGAAGGTGGTAAGCGTGGCGCGGGCGGTGGTGGTGGTGGTGGTGGTGGTGGCCATGATGATCTCCAGAAGAATGGGAGCAGCGCTCCCCTTTTGTGTCAGACGAAAAGCCAAGGCAGCAGGACCAGCGTGCCGACCAGGGCGAAGAAGACGGCGGCGCCGATCAGCGACTCGCCGAGGGGTTCGCGGCGCTTCACGCGGCCACCTTCAGCGCCGCCTGACGCTCGCGCACCTTGACGGTGCAGCGGGTGCCGTTGCGGCTGCAGGCGGTGATCTGAGCCGGCGTGAGCAGCGCCTTCACCTTCTTGGTGTCCAGCGTGCAGGTCTCGGCCGTGGTGACTTCGATCTCGGCGACGCGCCCGGCGTAGAGGCCATCGCCTTCCGCCTTGACGGCTTCCTTGATGGCGTCGAGCTCAGCGGCGAGCGGGGCGATGAGGGCCTGGATCTCCAGGGCGCGGTCGATCAGCTTCTTGGTGATCTTCATGGTGGTTCTCCGTTTTTCGATCGGGGTGGATCCGGCGTAGGTGCGCCGATGGGTTGCGGAAGGAGAGGCGGACTCCCCTTCCAGGTGTCAGATCAGCCCGCGCTCGGCGAAGCTGGTGGTCTTCGTGTGGGCGATGATGAAGTGGTCGAGGGCACGCACATCGACCAGCTCCAACGCTTCCTTCAGGCGGCGGGTCAGGCCCTCGTCGGCGTTGCTCGGCTCGGCCGCGCCGCTGGGGTGGTTGTGATAGAAGATCACCGCCGCAGCGTTGTGCTTCAGCGCCGACTTCACCACCTCGCGGGGATAGACCGAGGCCTGGGTCAGCGTGCCGCGGAAGAGCTCCTCGACCTCGATAACCCGGTGGCGCGCGTCGAGCCAGATGCAGCCGAACACCTCGTGCTCGAGGGCTTCTGCGACGACCCGGTCTTCGTAGGCGGTCGCAGGGGCGCCGGTCACGATGTAGTTGGCGGGGTCTTCACTGCGGAGGGCGGCGGCCCAGACGGCGTCGGCAAGGGTGGCAGACACGGTGGTTCTCCGTTTTTGCGCGTAGGAGTGCGCGGGGTGGGTAGAGGCTGCACTCGGCTGCCCTGATCGGGCAGGCGGCTGAAGTCTCAGAAGGGCAGGTCGTCGCTTCCGTCGTCCAGGTTCGCGGCGAGGCGGGCCTTGCCGGCGGCCAACGAAGCGGCGTACTCGTCAGAGGTGCCGAACAGCTCGTCGGCGTAGTGGATGCCGTTCTCGTCGTAATCGTCTTCGGGGTGGCGGCCCGGCTTGCCGGTGTAGGCGGGGTTGCGAACCCAGCTGTCGAACGGGGTGAGGATCCACTCGTGATCCGGGTTGTCGATGCCGACGTTCCGTGCGAATTCGTAGCAGGCATCCGTTTCGGTGGCGAGCATGGTGGTTCTCCTAGCGGGTTCAGCGGGTGATGCCGTGGGACGCGTTGAGGATGGCGAGGCGCTCTTCGACGATGCGCTCGGCGGCGTCGATCAAGTGCTGCGCGTTTTCGACGGCGAGGATGCGGAGGATCCGATCGCGGTCCGGGGTGCGCGTCGTCGTCGTGCCGTACAGCTCGAACTCGACGGGGCAGGGTCGGCTGACGTACTGAAGAGGGGCGCTGCGGATCAGGTCTTCGACGGTGCTCATCGTGGTGGCTCCTGGTTGGGCGTCGTCCGCCCCGGCTGGTTGGTTGGAGCAGCGACCTCGTGGGAAGTCGCTCTTCTCAACCGAGGGGAGTGCCGCTCCCCTCTGGTGCGAGTCCGTTATCGACTCGGTGCCTCTGTCGCCTATCCACCTGCATCTTCGGTGGGTCTTGGGGTCCGACGGATTGCAGCTCCGTCTCGGCGTTCCCTTCTTACAGTCGGGGCTTCCGGTCTCGGGGCGGTGATCTGTCCCTCGACGGTTCCCATTATGTGAGCCGCGCTCACCTCTGTCAAGCACTTTTTTCCAGAAAAGTGGAAAAATAAATCAGCAGGTATTTTCCGCCTGGTCTCCTTCCGCCAAGGAGACCAGAAGGAGACACTTGTAAGTCCTTGATTATAAAGGACTGTCTCCTTGTGTCTCCTTTTCCTCCTTTTTTTGGTTGTCTTTTCTGTGTACACGCGAAACGTGCGTGCACCACACCGCCAGGGGGGAGTGACCCTCTTCTTTTTCTTCTCTATCTTTCTTGATCTTCTTAAAGGAGGAAAAGGAGGAAAAGGAGGAAGAACCCAGCAACGGCGCGGCTTTCAGAATTTCCCCCTTCGTTGGCTCCTACTGTCTCCTTCCAACAGCGTGTCGGCCCCGTCGAAAAATAGGCACAGCGGTGTGGCACCGATCGAGAGGTCGGCAGGTTGGGCGCACCTTGGGCGAGGAGGGAGGAGCCGGTCGAAAAGGGTGAGAGGATCCACCGGCCATAGTGGGGCCATGGTTCGGAGGCTGAACAGGCGCTAGACCCGCGGTGCGCCGCGTTGTGCTAGGTTTCGGCGCAACTTCGTTGCATCTGGCACACCTATGAACGCACCCAAACTGAAAGAGCTGACACCGGCCGAGCGTAGATTCGTCGGGGAGTACCTCGTCGACTTCAACGCCACAGCCGCGCTCATGCGGTGCGGCTGGTCACCTCACACCGCGAACCAGAACTCGGTCTATTTCCTGCGCAAGCCGCACGTCCGTGCCGCCATCGAGAAGGGCATCAAGCGGATGGAGGCGCACAACGTCGTGAGCGCCACCCGGATCCTCGAGGAGGTGCTGCGCATCGCCACCGCGGACCCGCGCCGCGTGATGAACGACGACGGCTCGATGAAGCAGCTCCAGGAGCTCGACGAGGACACCGCGCGTGCCGTGGCGTCCCTCGAGGTCACCACCAAGCCGGGCCGCGGCGACGAGCCGCCCACGATCACGCACAAGCTCAAGTTCTGGGACAAGGGGCGAGCCACCGACACCCTGCTCAAGAGCCTGGGCAAGCTCCTCGACGGGGTGCAGGTGAGCAACACCGTGACCGTCGGGCCAGGTGCGCTCGAGGCGGCGCGTATGCTCGAGCTCGAGAACAAGCTGCGCGCTACGCTGGGCCTCGACCAGGTCAAGGCGCTCGAGCCAGCCGACGAGGTGAGTGCAGCTCCCGTCGACGAGGCTGACGACACGATCGAAGCGGCGGCCCCTTCGGATCTCGACACCGGGTTCGACGACCCGGCGTTTCTGTGACTGTGGCATTTTTACTGGAGCAAACCATGACCTCGATGGTGAAGTACCTCGGCACTAAAGTTGTGGTGGCACGGCAGATGACTCGCCAGGCATACAACGACTACCGCGGGTGGAAGCTGCCGGAGAACGAAAACGGCAGCGACCCCGGCTTCCTGATCGAGTACGTCGATGGAGGAGCGCCCAACGACCCGAGGCACGCCGGCTACATCAGCTGGAGCCCTCGCGACGTGTTCGAGCGGGCGTACAGGCCTACGACCGGGTTAACGTTCGGGGAGGCCCTCGAGGCGCTGAAAATCGGCAAGTGCGTCGCTCGAGAGGGGTGGAACGCGGCGGGGCAGTTCGTGTATCTGGTTCCCGCAGGCGCATACCCGGTCCAGACCGAGGCAGCCAAACGTGCTTTCGGGGAGGGAGCCCTCGTCCCGTACCGCGCCTACCTCGCGCTGAAGACCGCCCAGGGCGACATTGCGACGTGGGCGCCGAGCGGCAGCGACGCCCTCGCCGACGACTGGCGCATCGTTTGAGACGTGGTCCGGCTGTGAAGCTCAACCCCGCGCTGCGCCGGCACCTCTGGGCCTGCCCCTACGAGAAGATCGTGGAGGCCTGGCGGCTCATCGTCGAGCTGCACGGCAACGAGGGCAAGCGCTGGCTGGGCCGCAACGATCGGTATTACCTGCTGGTGGTCCTGCTGCATCGGCCGGACGCGCTGCACCCGTGGCTCTATGCGCGGATGCGCGAGGTCGAGAAGGATCCGGACGGATACCTCGACTTGTGGGCGCGTGAGCACTACAAGATGCTGCCGCTGACCGAACCCGTACCCACACCAACGGGCTGGACCACGCACGGCGCACTTCAGCCGGGTGACTGGGTATTCGGGCCGGATGGCATGCCCACGCGCGTGGTGGCGCGCACCGAGGTCTTCACCGACGGCGAGGCGTACGAGCTGGAGTTCGACGACGGCACCACGATGCGGGCTGGTGCTGATCACCTCTGGACTATTGAGCGCAAGACCCGCCGCCGCGTACCGGGCACACACAAGGAGGGTGCAGGCAAGCGGGTCTATCGCGAGCAGGTGACGCTCTCGACGCGTGACATTGCGACGCACGACCACCGCATGGACAACCGCTTGGCGGTCCCGGTGAACGACCCGCTGGTGATGCCTGATGCGCTGCTGCCGATTCCGCCCTACACACTGGGTGCCTGGCTGGGGGATGGGCATTCGCGGTCGCCGCGGCTGACTTGCTCCTATGACGACCACCAGATCGTGCAAGAGATTCGCGGGGAAGGCATTCGCGCGGCCGAGTGCGCGTCTCCGAACGAGAACACAGGCCTATACCAACTCGGCGACGGGGTGCGCGGACAGAAGGGCACAGGCCTGGCACCCCTGCTGCGAGCACTCGGCATCCTGAACAACAAGCACATCCCGATCTGCTACCAGCGCGGCAGCGCGGCTCAACGCCTTGCCCTGCTGCAGGGGCTGATGGACACAGACGGGCACTGCAACACCCACGGCACGGCGACCTTCACGAACCAGACCGAGGCGCTGGTCGACGGTGTCTATGAGCTGGCCACCGGGTTGGGCTTGAAGCCGACCAAGTGTGCGTACGATCCGCCGACGGGGCGCTACTGGCAGGTCTCCTTCCAGGCCTACCAGGTGATGAATCCGTTCCGCCTCGAGCGCAAAGCAGCTCGAGCGAAGGCAGGCGCACGCCCGCACCCGCGCCGCTTCGTCGTGGCGTGCCGGCCGATCCCGTCCGAGCCGATGAGCTGCATCCAGGTGGCGCGCGAGGACGGGCTGTACCTCGCCGGCAAGCAGATGGTGACGACGCACAACAGCACGATCATCACCTACGCAGGCACCGTGCAGGAGGTCATCCGCGACCCCGAGATCACGATCGGCATCTTCAGTCACACCAAGCCGACCGCGCGCAAGTTCCTGCTGCAGATCAAGCAGGAATTCGAGAGTAACGAGGAGCTGACCCAGCTCTACCCGGACGTGTTCTTCGAGATCCCCGACCGCCAGAGCTCGAAGTGGTCCGAGGAGAAGGGCCTCGTGGTGCGCCGGCGCAGCAACCCCAAGGAGGCCACGATCGAGGCGCACGGCCTCGTGGATGGCCAGCCGACGGGCTCGCACTTCCAGCTCCTCGTGTACGACGACGTGGTGACGCTCGACTCGGTAGGCACGCCTGAGCAGGTGGCTAAGACCACCGCCGCCTGGTCGCTGTCGGACAACCTGGGCGCCCGGGGCAAGGACGGCAAGATCCGCAAGTGGCACATCGGCACACGCTACAGCTACGCGGACAGCTACCACACGATGATGGAGATGGGCGCTGTCAAGCCCCGGATCTACGCCGCAACGGACAACGGGCTGCCCGAGGGCAAGCCCGTGTTCCTGTCGCCCGAGGCGTGGGCCGAGAAGAAGCGCAACCAGATCGCCAGCGTGCTGGCTGCCCAGATGCTGCAGAACCCGGCCGCCGGCGCGCAGGCGCGGTTCCAGAAGGACTGGCTGCGCTTCGCCGAGGTGCGCCCCGCCACGCTCAACGCCTACTTGCTATGCGACCCGGCCGGCTCGAAGAAGAAGGGCAGCGACTACACCGCGATGGTTGTGATCGGCATCGACGCCGCGGGCAATAAGTGGTTGCTCGACGGCCGGCGCCAAAAGATGAGCCTGGCCGAGCGCTGGGACAACCTAAAGGCGCTGCGTCGCAAGTGGCGCCGCATGCCCGGCGTGCAGCGCGTCGAAGTCGGTTACGAGCGCTACGGCATGCAGTCTGACATCGAGCACTTCGAGTCCGAGATGAAGCGAGAGAACGACGTCTGGGAGATCAAGGAGCTCGCCTGGCCGCGCGAGGGTGGCGGCTCGAAGCTCGACCGCATCCAGCGCCTCGAGCCCGACTTCAAGAACGGCCGGTTCATGCTCCCGGCGGTGGTCTCGAGTGAGACGGCCGCTCAGGCTCGCGTGCGGGAAGCCGGGCAGGCGTTCCGGATTTTCACCCCTACGAAGGCGCGCGACCACAAGGGCGACCTGTACTCACTGAACAAGGAGTTCCTGACGGAGTACCTCGTCTATCCGTACGCTGTGCACGACGACGTTCTCGACGTGATGAGCCGGATCTACGACATGGACCCGCAGCCGCCGGTGATCGTCGATGAGCGGGCGCTGGAGCCCGAGATCTACGCGGACGGGCTGTGACATGGAAGACGCAATCGAATGGCATGTGGTCCCGCGTGGCGATGTCCGCGAGCACGAGACCGCGCCGAGCTGCTGGTGCGACCCCGTCGAAGACGACGAGGAGCCCGGGCTGTGGCTGCACAACAGCGCTGACGACCGTGAAGCCTTCGAGCAGGGCACGAGGAAACCATCATGAGCTTTGACCCGAACACGCCGCTGCCGGCCGACCGCAAGGTCCGCACCTCGAAGCGGCTGTGGTCCGACGTGGTGGGGGAGGCCGAGGCCGAGGCGGGCATCACCGCGCCGAAGAGCCAGGAGCCCGGCTACCGCTGGTCGAACGGGCGCACGCACCGCAGCGGCAAGGGGGCGGCCGATGGCAGCCACGGCTGAGGCCCGATACGCGGCGCTGCCCGCATCGATCCGCGCAATCTACAGCTATGACGAGTGGGTCTGGCTGACCGACGAACAGAAGGACCGCCTCGAGCTGGCGGAGACCGAACCGGAGTGGGACCAATGAACGAGAGCCTGTTGCCGTATCAGCAGCGCGTGGTCGAAGAGAAGGCCGAGCTCGACCAGAAGCTGGACGCCCTGCACGCATTTCAGGACGGGCCGCTGTTTCCGCGGCTGACCAGTGCCGAGCAGGCGCGCATGAATCTGCAGGCGCACTACATGGCCCGCTACTCCGAGATCCTGGGCGAGCGCATCGCTGCGTTTCAGCATGACGTCGAGACGGCCGCGAGGAGCGTGGCATGAGCGACATCCTGATGACCGACCAGCCGCAGGTGGCGGCGAGCGACATGGTTCTGGCGAAGAACATGGCCGAGCTGCTGCACAAGCACTACCCCGGGCACCTGTGGGCGGTGACGTGCGAGAACGGGCTGGCCACGGTGCGCAACATGTACCTGTCCGGCCAGTGGGGCTTCGTCCTCAAGATCGGGCAGCAATACTCGATCAGCGCCTTCGACAAGGCGATCGTGCGCGCCGGCGGCGAGCTCCTTGAGCGCTACCGGCTGTCCCGCGGCGCCTTCAGCGATGCCCAGTATCACGACATCAAGACCGACATCGCCGGCAACCTGCTGGCCGACAAGAGCTGACCATGCAAGACACCGACGAGATGCAGGCTGAGGCAGGCCTGGCCGAGATCAACACGCCTCTGCTGGCCGACGGCGAACCCGGCGCCGCCTACCCGGAGATCGACTGGCTGGGCCGCGCGGATGCGGCCTATTCGGCGAGCACCGACTACTTCGACGCGAACGTGCGCGCGGAACTCGAGGCGGCGCTGCGCCAGTTCAACAGCGAGCACCCCGTCGGCTCGAAGTACCTGTCCGACGCGTACCGGGGCCGTGCCCGGGGTTTCCGGCCGAAGACACGGTCCGCCGTGACGAAGTACGAAGCCACCGCGGCCGAGGCGCTATTCTCGAGCTACGACGTGGTGGACGTGCAAGCGCTGGACAAGGACGACCCGCTGCAGGTCGAGGCGGCCGGCTTCGCGAAGCATCTGCTGCAGATCCGCCTGACCAGCTCCGTGGCGGGCATCGTGGTGTCCAAACAGTCCTGGATGCTGGATGAGCGCCGAGGCATCGATCGCCCCGACGTCGAGCTGGTGCCGGTGGAGAATTTCCGCTTCGACCCGGCGGCGAACTGGATGGACCCGGTGGGCACCAGTCCGTACCTGGTGCATCTGCTGCCGATGTACATCAAGGATGTGAAGGCGCGCGTCAGGCAGGGCGCCTGGCTGCCGGTGGCCGATGCCGAGATTCAGGCCAGCGCCTCGCGTCAGCTGGACTCGATCCGGTCGGCGCGCACCGGCGACCGGGCCGAGGCGACGGACAACACCGTCGCGGTGACTGACTACTCGATCGTGTGGGTACACGAGAACATCGTCGAGGAGGAAGGCGAGGACTGGATCTTCTACACGCTGGGCACCACGGTGCTGCTCTCGGATCCCGTGCCGCTCGAGTCGAAGTACCCACAGGGCCGCCCGTT